AATCCAAGGTGTTGGTGCTAAAGTAACAAGCACAGGTATTTTAGAAATCTACAGCGATGGTACTTCAAGTTCAGATGGCACTACAGACGACGGTGCTGTTATTATTGAAGATTTGTCAGGTGGTTCAATCAAAGCAGATACAGGAATCACAGCAACATATTATTCAGGTGTTGCTACACAAATTTCTAAGCACTCACAGGTTCCAACTTGGAAGTCAACTGATACTGTTACAGTAGCAGGTACTTCTAGAAGCGGAATCAAACCAAGTGGTAGTGTTTGGTTGAAAACAACTACACCAAACCTAGGCGCAAACTTAAAAATTCAAGTTTGGAATGATAACTTAGGAGTTTGGTCAACTGTAAGCACACCAATTTACAATACTAGAGAAGAAGCAGTTAACAACATTGATTCAACTGGTGGTACTCTTATTCCTGCAGGTACAGTTTTTGCTTTAGCAAACTATACAGGCAGAGCAACTGAAGCAGACAGCACAACAGGTGTTGAAAAACTTTTAAACTTCAAAGCGTACAGAAGAGTAACAAGTTCACCAACTACAGTAACAGGTGTTGAACAAGGTGCTAATCCTACTGTATCAACAGGTACAATTACTATTGCAGAAACTGTTGCAGGATCAAGCGTATATTCAACAGCAAAAAATGTTAATGTTACAACAGCAACAGTTGAAGGTATTGCAACTGCAATTTCAAATGCAGGATTTACTAATATCTCAGCAAGTGTTTCAAATGGTTATCTAACAATCAGCCATGCATTGGGCGGAGAAATTAAAATTACAGACGGTACTGGCGTTCTTTCAAGTGCAGGATTTACTGCGTGGGCACGTTCAAGTGCAGGTGTAGAAACAGGTACTGCAAACTACTATACAGCAGGCACCGATGATGATCACAATTTTGTAATTTCAAACTGGAAGCCACTTGTATATGAAGCAAGTGACGATGCTCCAACAGCAACTCCAGCAGATGGCACACTTTGGTACAACACTGTACTAGACGAAGTTGACATTATGGTACATGATGGTACTAAATGGGTTGGCTACTTAAACTATGGACCATATGCAGGTGCAACAGATCCAAATGGTCCGATTGTATCAGCAACTGCTCCTAGTAAGACAGGCGGCCAGTCAGATGGTACTGATCTAGTTAATGGTGATATTTGGATTTCAACTGCTGATGTTGACGAATACGGTGTAAAAGTTTACCGTTGGGATAACGCGGCAACTGAATGGGTAGCAATTGATGTTACTGACCAAACAACAGAAGAAGGTATTGTGTTTGCAGATGCACGTTATGGCGTGTCAGGTGCAACAGGCGATACAGCGGGTGCAATTAAAGATCTATTAAGTACAGACTATGTAGATCCAGATGCTCCAGATCCAGACTTATATCCAAGAGGTATGTTGTTATGGAATACAAGACGTTCAGGTTTCAATACTAAGAAATTTGTAAAAGGACACATTGACATTACTGCTAACAGTGGTAAAAACACACGTTACGGTGACGAAGCAATGACTTCATACAAAGTTGATCGTTGGGTAGGTTATAACACAACTAAAGAAGACGGATCAGGTTTATTCGGTAGACATGCACAACGTCAAACTATTGTAGCGGCTCTTAAGAGTGCAGTAGATTCAAACGATCTACTACGTGACGAAGAAACACGTAACTTTACATTGTTAAGTGCTCCTGGTTATCCAGAACTAACAAGCAACCTAATTGCACTAAACGTAGACAGAGGCTTAACAGGATTTGTTGTTGCTGATACTCCGTTTAGACTTGCTCCAACTGCAACTAACTTGCAGAACTGGGGTAACAACACAGCAGGTGCAACTGTAGACGGTGACGACGGCGCAGTAAGTTACGATGAGTACATGGCAATGTTTTATCCATCAGGATTAACAACCGACGTAAGTGGTAATAACATTGTTGTTCCACCAAGTCACATGATGCTACGTACTATTGCAGTAAGTGATGCGGTATCGTTCCCATGGTTTGCACCAGCAGGTACAAGACGTGGTGGTATTAGTAATGCTACTAGCGTAGGTTATATTGACGGCGAAGGCGAATTTAATGCGGTAGCATTGAACGACGGAATCCGTGAAACAATGGCCGGTGTTAAGATTAATCCATTAACATATATTACAGGTAGTGGTTTAGTTAACTTTGGTCAGTACACTAGAGCAAGAAACGCAAGTTCATTAGATAGAATTAATGTTGCAAGACTAGTTGCATACTTAAGACGTCAAATGACATTGCTTGCTAAACCATTTATGTTTGAACCAAACGATAAAATTACACGTGATGAAATCAAACAAGCAACTGAAAGTTTATTACTTGAACTAGTAGGTCAAAGAGCATTGTATGACTTCTTAGTTGTGTGTGACGAAACAAACAACACTTCAGCACGTATTGATCGCAACGAGTTATACGTAGATGTAGCAATTGAACCAGTTAAGAGCGTGGAGTTCATTTACATTCCACTACGCTTAAAGAACACAGGTGAAATTGCAACTTTAGGCAATCAATAATGGTGATAAATAAAACTATACAAGGAGCAATTAGATGGCTATTTCAAGTTTAAGCAAATTTACAGTTCCGTTGGCGAGTGACCAATCAGCAAGTTCACAAGGCTTGTTAATGCCAAAACTAAAGTACCGCTTTAGAGTATCTTTAGAAAATTTTGGTGCTGGTGCTCCTAACATTGAACTAACAAAACAAATTATCGACGTAACGAGACCAAACGTAAACTTTGAATCGATTGCGATTGATGTTTACAACTCAAAAGTTTACTATGCAGGTAAACACACATGGCAACCAATTACAATCACAATACGTGATGATGTAAACAATGCTGTGAGTAAGAGTGCAGGTCAACAGTTACAGAAACAGTTCGACTTCTTCGAACAATCAAGTGCGGCTTCCGGCGTAGATTACAAATTCAAAACTAGAATTGAAATCTTAGACGGTGGTAACGGTGTTAACACTCCAAACGTACTAGAAACATTCGAACTAGTAGGTTGTTTTGTACAAGACATTAACTACAACCAGTTAACATATTCAGATTCAAATCCAGTTGACATCACAATGTCAATTCAATATGATAATGCAATCCAAACTAATGGTGCTGGTCAGCCAAACGGTATTGGTAGTGCTATCGGAAGAACAATTAGAACTTTAGCAACAGGCTAAGGCTTTAATCGTAGTCATCTGTTTAATTGGCCGGAGGCCTAAAAATCTCCGGCCTTTTTTTATGACTAAATAATAGTATGGCAAACAAAGTTACAAAATTTCTAGGACAAGTTGTAGGTGGGGTTTTTGGCACAGATGGTGACATGCGTGATTATCAACACGCGGCCAGATTGTTTACTGACAATTTTAATGCACTATCGCCAAAGGTAGAATTTCTATTTCATGTATATTTTGACATAAACAAAGCCGCTGTTAGATCTCCAAACTTGGGGTGGGCAAAGGCAGAACCTAATATTGAATGCGGAATGTTAGTTAAATCATGTCAGGTTCCTGGTGTAAACATTAATACAGAAGTAAAGAATCAGTACGGTAAAAAAACAAATGTTCAAACACAGGTACAATATAGTCCAATTAACATGACATTCCATGATGACAATGTTAACTTAATTAGTGGCCTATGGCAACAATATTTTAAAGCATACTACGCAGACTCAAATTATCCTGAAAGTCTTGCTAATCAAGTAACATACAATTCACCGATAGGAAAACAAGGTCCTTATAGTTTTGGTTTTAATGATTTCCAAGCAGGACATTTTTTTAATAAAATTTCAATATATCAATTAAGTAGACATAGATTTTTTGAATATACCTTAATCAATCCAATCATTACTAGTTGGCAAGGTCCGCAACTTAATATGTCAAGCAGTCAGCCTGCAGAAAATCAAATGACACTTATATACGAAGGTATTAAGTATGCAGAGGGAACAGTTAGCAAAGACAATCCAAACGGATTTGCACAATTACATTATGATTCATCACCGTCGCCTTTAAGTATTATGGGAGGTGGTAGTGCTACACTCTTTGGAAGCACTGGTGTACTTGCTGGCGGATTAGATGTGTTTGGCGATTTGCTAGATCCTAATGTATACTCAAATCCTTTTGCGTTATTAGGAACTGCAATCAAAGCGAAAAATACTTACGAAAATGCAAAACAATTAACAAAACAAGGTGTAATAAACGAAGTCACAGGAATTGCTACTGGTGTAGTTACTAACGCAATCGAAAACACTGTAAATATTCAAGGGTATAACAAAGGCGCCACTACAAATGCAGATTTAGCAACACTCCAAGTAGGAGAGATTGCAAATACTAGAGAGATTCAAGGGAGGGTTGATAGTATTACAACATTCAGTAGAGGGGATGAAATTGTCAATGTTGATCCATATACCGGTGTCACAACTACCACAGTTGCTACAGCAGACGGTAGAACTATTACAGTAAACGGCGGGATTTTAGGAACAGGCACAGGCGGCGGCGAATACTTCCCTAGTCAAACATATACAATTCAAGACAATGTTACAAAAACAACAACAGTAGTGACGAAATAAAATGAAAGATACATACTCAAACCTACCACTAGACGTACAAATTAAAAAGAAAGACAGTACCGAAGATACTATTCAGTATTTTGAAAATTATAATAAACTTGAATTACAATTTAAAGCAAGTGAAAGTGACGCTGTGGTTGCATTCTTTAAAAAGAGAGGTATGGAAGAAAATGCCGCAAGGAGTGTTGCATTTATATTTTTAAAACAGTGTAAACTTGATGAAGTTAATCCCATTGAACTGATCTCGCAAATTCAAAAACTCAACGAAAATCAAACAGACAATGTATTAGGAGAAATTCTAAATATTAATAGAATTAATGTTTCTGCACTAGGAACAAGAAAAGAAGAGTCAGGAGATAATCCTGCAAAGAGGAACATCATTGCATAATGGCACGTTTAGGCAACTTTGCCAGAGGCAAGTATGAACTTAAAAATCCTGGCAAATACATAGGAACAAAAACACCGATGTACCGTTCCAGTTGGGAATGGCACTTTATGAAGATGTGTGATGAACATCCTGCGGTTGCTAAGTGGGCAAGTGAAAGCATAAAGATCCCATATAGAAATCCACTTGATGGAAAATACACAATATATGTTCCAGATTTTTTTATTGTTTACAGTAATAAGTCAGGTAAAACACGAGCAGAGATTATTGAAATCAAACCTGAAAATCACACTGTGAAAGAACAAGTTGGTAATAGTCCATATAATCAAGCCAACTATATTAAAAACAAAGCAAAGTGGGAAGCGGCCGCGGCATATTGCAAACAGCACGGTATTCAGTTTAGGGTTATAACTGAAAAAGATTTATTCCACCAAGGCAAGAGAAGATAAGTATTATTATGACAAAGAAATTAGAAGAACTACTAGATTTACCGGAAGTTAAAGAGACCATGGAGCAGGTTGAACACCCAATAGAACCTAGCAAAGAGGTTAAGAAAGAAACGGTCAACCTTGAGCGAAGTATAGCAGAATTTGATAAAATATCTGCCGCTCTACCTATGGTTAAAGGACTGGGAGAATTAGCAGATAAAGAACTAGACGATCTAGCAGAAAAAGCAAAACAAAGTTACGAAGATCTAATGGATTTGGGCATGAATGTAGAATCACGCTATGCTGGTAGAGTATTTGAAACAGCAAGCAATATGTTAAAAAACGCTATTGAAGCAAAGAGTCAAAAACTTGATAAGAAGTTAAAAATGGTTGAATTACAACTTAAAAAGCAAAGTTTGGATCAAAAAGCAGGTGATACAGCAGACACAGTAGATGCAGAAGGCTATGTAGTAATGGATCGCAATTCCATTTTAGAACGCATTTTGAACAAGGATCAAGATAAATAAACGTAGTTAAAGGAGAATACAAATGGTTGGACAGTTTAAAAAATACCTAGCAGAAGCGTCAAAGCAGTATGACTTTGTTATTAAAGTTGCAGGTAGTTTAGATGAAAATTTTGAGGATAGTTTAGAAGTAGCATTAAAGAAGTTTGATGTTGCTAACTTATCAGCAGGTAAAAAAACTCCAATCCAAAGTGTTCCATTAGATTTTCCAGAGTTAACAAATACAGAAGTTACAGTTTATGAAACTACCCTTAACTATCCAACCACACAACAAGAATTACGTGCTTATCTATCAGATGCATTAAACACACAACAAGATTTTATTCGTGTGCGTAGACCAGGTGAACCAACTGAAGAATATCAACAGGAAATGGAAGACAAACCATATGAAGATAAACTTATGGATGGCGAATACAAAGATGCACCTAAGGTAGATAAAGATGCACTAGTAGTAACTGAAAAAGGTAAAGAAACGTTCTTACAACAACTTGCTAAAGAGCAAAAAGAGCGTCATCAAGGAGACGAATAATGGCATCACGTGAAATGATTGACGTTCTACAACGTTTAAGAGAATTAGATAAAAATAATCCTAATGTAATTACAGACGCATTAGAGAACACAGAAAAAATGAATCCTCCGGTTGAGGAAGCGAAAAAAGCAAAACCAGATTTTTTAGATATGGATAAAGATGGCGATAAAAAAGAGCCAATGAAGAAAGCCATTAAAGATAAAAAGAAAAAAGTAGATGAGTCAATTACTATTAGTGCTGACTCACCAGAAGACTTACCAGTTATTGCACAGATTATGAAACTGGCAGGTATGCAACCTGTAACACCTGACATGATGCCAGATGTTGACAACGTTCCTGCAATG